CCCGCCGCTCATTTGCCAGCCAGCATATGCCCCGCCAGCAGCACCACCTAAGCCACCGGCAACCTGTTGCCCAGTAGACGCCCCGCCCATTTTAGATATAGAACCCGCAGGGCCACCACCCCCCATCGTGTTAATCAGGGCTTGGGGGTTAGTGCCAAAGAGGGACATAATCATCTGAATTTCAGGGAGATTTGCTTTCGTGGACATCTCCCCTGCGCCTGCCAGCGAAGATACCATCCTCGGATCACCAGGGTTAACTCCCATCCTACTTGCATTCTCTCTCAAGGCATTAGAAGACTGAGCTAAGTTGAGAGCACTAGCCCCAGTGTTATTGCCCATTGCCTGCATCAACATCTGGTTCAGTTGGGGGCTTGCGGCACTAAGCCCTTTAAGTTGAGTTTCGCTAAAGTTGGTGATATAGGGAGCTAGCTCTTTCAGAATTGCCGCCTGCTGTTTATTCAGTTCAGACTCTTGAACTGTATTAGTAGATGTTTTTCCCCCGCCACCCATATCATACCTCTCTTGTCAAGTAATACCTAGTTAACCTAAAATCATAGTTAGCCGAAAGTATCCCAACTACAGCAAGACTTTCAGTGTAGCACGAAAGCAAAATCTTCTCCTGCCCTGTTACTTCCTTGGCCCATGCTATTATTTCTGCTAAAGCCTTGCGCTTCATATCAACCGGAATAAAGCCTTTTTCAGAATAAAGCTCGTGGATAAGAGCCTCAAACCTATCGAAATGCGTTTGAATAGTTACTATCGCATAGCCAACAGGCACCGTAATTCCTTGGAGAACTTGGCTTTCATCATACGCAATCCATATCCCAGTTGTAGGAAGGGAAGCATTAAAGGTCAGCCATTGCAAATAGCTGGCATGAGAGAACTGTTTGCAATACTCTTGCGTTAAGTGGAATTTCTCTATCATCGGAAGAATAACATCAAGTTCTGAAATTGTCTTTACCTTTTTAATGATAACCATTGGCTACCTCCAACAAGGGATATACCCCCCTACCCCACTCATATCAACAGCAATCCACATAACAGGGTTAGGAGAAGATATATCTCCAGGTTTGGTATCCACAGAAAAGCTTGCAGGATTGGACCCTACCACTGTAGAAGTATCAACCCTTATAGCTCCCTTGATATGACAAGTGGCGCTTGCATTCGCTACACCTACACCAAGAACACCCGCATTAGAAAACCTCTTACCGTTCAAGTCAACGTTCTTTACCGCGCCACTGTAATGCACAGCCTCTTGGTCGAGGTATGTAGGCTGAACTTGCAATGCCTGAGCTGTTGTAGCTACACCAGAGAAGACCCCTGTGTTTGCCTTGCCGTAGATATCCAATAGCGCACGGTTGATTTGGACAATCGCTCTATTAAGATCGTCTACTAACCTATTAAGATCACCTGTCTTCTGGACATAGGAAATTTGGTGACTTGGGAACATTACCTTAAACCTTCCTCTTTCTCGTAGTTGTCCATATGTATCAGTCTGATTCTACCTGCACCACTCAATCCCACAGACAAATAGCCTGCATCATCAGTAGGGGGCAGTGTAGCCTTACTTTGCAGATATCCGCTGGTTATCGAGACTATATCCCCAGAAGAAGCAACGAAATCATAGTAAGGTGTAAGTGTTATAACCTGACCAGAATTGTTAAGACTTTGAGTATAAAGCCAAATATTCCTTAAAGTAGTAGTAGGGCTAGGATTACCAAATTCTTTAGTCCTAACTGCCCAAGGAATAGCTTGCCCGAAGTCTGTATTGCCTGTCAAAAATTCACAAACTAACCCAGAGTTATTGCCATAGAACAGTCTATACCCATCCCTTGCCCCACTCCAAACTGACCAGCAATTGACATTGATGTTAGGGAAGACAGACCAAAGATCGTTGGTGTTGTCATAGCACAGCACCGTATTGTTACCGGTCCCAGTCCCATTGTTCATAGCTAAAAGGTAGAACCCCCTAAAGTAAATGCCTGCTGCATCCTGAAGACTTACCCTGTCAAGCCCATCAAGTAGAGGTGCTATCTTGCTATCCTCAAGACTGATATTCTTAAATCGCAGATTGTACTTTATGATCCCTTCATCAGAGAGCCAAAATACCTCTTGAGGCCCAACTGCTAGGCTCTTAGGTGCTATACTACCGTAGCTCGGATGAATCTTGATTAGACTACCATTGTCTATCATCCAAGTAGAGCCACCTTTGAGGATATGAAGAAGGTTCATGAATTCAAACACCCCAGTTATCTCATACCCGTCGTTTGGACTTACGTCTAACACGTTCTCAAGAGGTACGTAATGAGGTGCGTAAGGTTGAGAGAATCTTATCCTACTTGCATATCTTACTCCATCCTCTTCTATCAGATTAAGATAGTAAGTCTGCTGAGATGCCGCCGTGTAAATCCACTTTGCTTTAGGAGGAGGCCATCTAGTTTCATCCAACACTCCACCTAAAACCTCTTGGGGTATATCATCTCTGAACACTGTAGTAGTGTTGTCAGCTATCGTGTAAGCGTGTCTCATGACAGGCTCAGTGATATTTCTCCTATATATCTTGCGTCCAGTCACTCCTAGACTAAAGGGCGCAACCGGAATATTGGTCAAGTTCGCAATAAATCTAGTCGCTAGGAAGGTAGAGAAGATTGTGCCTGAAGTTCCATATATGGTGCCTGAATAACTAGGACTAGATAACTCGGTAGGCCCGTCCATCACGATATTGCTTGTATAGGTAAAGCTTGAGAGAAGAACCCCTGAAGTCTGATAACTTGGGTTACTCTCAATCTCTACCCCACCAGGGCCACGCTTCACAAAAGTTACTTTGTAATATTCCCTCCCATCAAACCCTATCCCTGGTTGATTTGGCGAAGAGATAGTACCCCATTGTGTACCCTCGATCAGCCACGCCCATTTACTAGCGTAGGAGTCTGGGGCTATGTCGGCAGAGGGAGCATACCTATCTATCCGACTGTTTACATAACCAAACCATAAACCTTCCCCGCTAATAGCTATAGAGGAAACCACAGGAGGGCTTTTCACCATCCTGAGATTATCTATAGCAACAGCCGAAGACGTATTTGTAGAGTAAAAATTGATACTCGTTCTACAAGATGTCCATGCAAAACCGCTAGTTATAGCAAAGCATACCTTAGGAACCGAGTGAGTCATCGACCAACTATCGTTGGCAGAGTAAACCCATGAAGACAACCGAGCCAAGTCTACAGAAGCTTGACTATTACCAGCAGCTTTAAAAATTAAGAGTAAAGAACTAACACTTGCTTTTGGTAAAGGCACAGTGAAAATCTGAATCAAATCATTTGTTGTACTAGGTACGCCAGGGGCAAATTCTGTAAGGTTATCACAGCTACTTACATTGACTACTATGCTTTCCGCATCAATCCCGGCAGCAAGTAACAGCGAGTTTGCCCCTCTATCAGTATGAAGATAAGTGTAATCTCTTACTAAATCTCCTGGATTGGTTTTAGACCATGCAGCAGGATCATCAAAGTCACCTATATATTTGATAAACACAGGGCTTGATAACCCTGCATTATCGATCACACTCCCATCAAAAAGTTTTACTGCATTTGAAAGGTTAGTAAAGTAAAGGTAATCGTCGTAAGAAGTTACAGACACATCTCCACTAGCTAGAGTTTCGCAAGAAATGTTTGTGAACACCCCAGAGGTGCTAGACACATACACCTTGCCACCAGCAAAGGCTGTAAAGTAAGAGGTGCCATCCTGTTTGTAATGCTTCTTGAGAGCTACAACAGGGAAAGGAAGGGAAGCATTTACCGCTGTCCCTTCCCTCACATAAGCACCATTAGAAAACAGAATGTTATCTGCTTGCTGGCACTCTTCAGGGCTTATCAGATGTGGAACCGAAAGATTCAACCCTTTAGAAAAGTTAGTTGAAATCCTTCTTGGATCAGTATTCATACTCCCTACCTTCTTACATAGTCAGAGTTAGGCGACACGCTAGACTCTTCCTCAAACATCCCATCATAACTATATTCAAGTTTCTGAACTTCTCTATCATACAGCCCTTGGTAAAGCTGAAACCTAGAGTCGTTATCTTTTAGCATACACTGTGCCACTGTCCAGTACACACTAGCCATGTAGCCTTTTTGTGAAAGCTGATTTGTATCTGTATCAGAAGACAGTGAAGTAGGCTCTTTCACGTATGGGACAACCAAAGTCCCAGAAGTAGAAGGGGGGTATACCCCGATAGTGCTTTCATTTTCCATGAAATAGTTAGTCGGGGTGCTCGGCGTAGCACTTAAAATCTGATCTCTGCCTATCTTCTTCTGATTCTTATGAGTGACTTTATGGACCATAGTACTGTCTTTGAAAGTCAAGTCTTTAGTTTCGTCAATCTTGAGAAAGTCAGACGAGACACTAACAGTCCACACCCCAGACGCCAGAGGACAAGAATAGTTACTTTTAGGGTAATGAACCCTTTCCGCAATCTCACGAAAAGAGTCCACCCCGATCCAAGTATGAAGCTCAGAAGAGGTGAAGAACTTAGTTTCATTCTTCAGCAACGTTACCACTCTATCAAAAATATTCTTCCGATTTATCATTAGTTGAGTGCCTTCCAAGTGCTCATGTTAACCGATAAATAAACAATACCAGAGACGGAATCGTAATGCGTCATGTTAGGGGCTAGGGGTGAACTAGCCGGAGCGGCACCGGTAGACGTAATTTCATCGGTAATAGCTGTTGCTGTGTCTATACACCCTACAGGCATATTCCCTGTTGCCCTACCAAAACCAATCATTCTTATAACATTAGCTGTATTATCTACTAAAGTGTTATTTGATATAATAGGTTCAGCAGTAGCATCACCCCCAACAAGCATTGAATAGCTAGCAGCAGTATTCCCTATAATAGAATTTCCGTCAAACACGGCAGTACCATGCTCTACTGGGTATAAAGCTAAAGCCGCATTACCTCCTATAAAAGTTACATTTTTAACTGAATTGTGAGCGGCATACACTGAGTAAAAAGGTTGACCACCGGACACTCTTACTATCCCACCATTTATTTTTAAAATACTACTTGCAGAAGTTCCTCTTATACCATGGCGACAAAGTTGCCTAACTCCTATTTCAAGATTAGAAAATTCAAGCGCATGAGGAGCAGTGGTTTCAGTAAATATTCCTCGATAAGTATTATCTATCCTTACATTAGTTCCATGTATCCTGTTTTTTGCCGCGCTTACAACGTAGATACCTTCATTACCAGTACCTATATAAACAGTCGGTGCAGTAGAATAACTTCCACCGGGGGAGATTACTTCTATTGCATCCACTTCTCCGCTTGAGTTGATAGTTGTTTCCAGCACAGGGATTGTACCGCCGCCACCATAAATATAAGAATACGGAGCAGAAAGATACCCACTCCCCCCATTTGTTACAGTTATGCTTGCTATCCCTCCCCCAGAAACAGTAGCCGTAGCAGTCGCGCCCGTGCCACCGCCATCAAACCCTGGATAACCATCAATTTCAACGTTTGCTAAAGAGACATCGAACCCGCCTGACAATCTAAGAACGTGAGTCCCAGTAATATAAGAATTACTAAGCTTAGTGTTGGTTATTCTTCCTGTAGACGTTTGATACTGAGGAGGGATATTACCACCACCAGTAACACAGTCTCTATAATAACTACCAAGAAATTGACAATTATCAATAGTAAAATTGGTTGTTTCCCATACATAAACATTCGATCTATCTGTTCTATCTATGATGCAGCGATTCATGTGAATTGTATCGGACATCGAACCAATAACACCATACCCCTCACCTGTCACCCCCGGCAAGTCTTTGATGTTCATATCTTCCAATGTCCAATCAAACCCTTTGAATATAGAAACACCTGTCATGGAATGGCTTACTGTCACTTCATCTATATTACCATCTAAAAATATGCCAAATATCCTTACATGCTCAGTAACAGGTATACTTGCATCCCAAGAAATATTTGTATGCGACCCAAAAAAGTAAAGACGATCTGTGTAAGTACCCGGCTTTAACTTTAGCGTAGCTCCATAGCCAAAAACTGATTGTTTTGAAACAAGGGGAAGCAGCGTACCATCAACAATATATGTTTTGCCAGCCGTAAAATAAACATCCTTGGTTGTAGCTAAGGCTAAAAGTATCGCCGCTGTATCATCAGTTATACCATCCCCAAGAGCGCCCCACCATTCAGGGAGGACACCACCGCCACCACTAGGGCCAATTAAGATTTGAGTCATTTTTCACTCCGCTACATCATAGTATAAACTACCAGCCTCAACAAAAAGATAGTACGGTTCCCCTCCGTCATAAAAATAGGGAAACCTTTTGCCGTCAACCCCGCTAACACAATACAAGAACCCATTTATCATCTTTAACTGATACACAGTCCCATCAACTTCTATTACTACATAAGGAATAGGTATATACCCTAGATTAGATATTTCATCTGCAACTAATATCTTATTAGATAATTTTAGCTGATAATATTTATCTGTAACAGCATCATGCAAAATAGGAAGTCTTATATCATAAGGTAAGGGTGTACGAAATCTATAGTCTCCTTGGTCAAGACAATGCTCATAGCAGACCCTTAAACCAGCAGAGTTTAAAGTTGTCTGAGATATCCTATAAGTGAATCCACAGATATCGCAGTCATAAAACTTTTCGCCTGTAATTGCTCTATCTTTCATTGGACACAAAAAAGGGGCGATAGCCGGGCAACACACAACTATAACCCCTCTTTGCTTGCCCCCCCACTAGCAACCCCTTAAGGAATAATGCTTACTGGAACTTTAGATTTTACCTTAACCGGTTTTTCTACCGATGCTTTACAGTCAACTTTAGCATTGCCACTTGCGCTGATAACTATTTCATTATAAGCACAGCTACTTACGAAGCTTGTGAGAATTATCACTAGGAGCATTTTCATTTCTCATCCCCCTCAAGAGCGCAAAACCCCCAGTAATACATGAACCGGCAATGTCCCACCGTTCTTGTATTGCAGCAAGGATACTAAGAATAAATATCCCAATTATAATTATTCTTGAATCAGTAGCTAATTTCAAACAGGGCTCCTATATCCAAGAACTTTTTCTGTATAATAAGCAGACTCTTTCACCATATCACCTTGGTTGCCACCTATACAATAGATAAGCCCCTGTGCTTTTGCTTCATAATGGAAAAAGGTAACATGGGCAGCTTTCGGGTTAGTAGAACTTTTTCTACCTAAAACAACAATACAGCCAGGAATTGGCTTCTCAAGTTTCTTTCCCCATCTTAAAAAAGACCGAGCCGCCGCGCTGTTTGTACCTTTGAACCCCGCAGTATCAACCACAAAATTAGCAAACTTAGCGCACCAAGGTTCTTCATCTGTGCCTGTATGACCCCTATTGGTATGCTTTTCATACTCCATGATACGTGGGTTTGCATCGGGGCCTGGAACTTCCTTCACCCCAAGTTCTTCTTTAGCCACCCTCAAAAGCTCTAAACACGCTTCACCCGATGTCACCAGCCACCCCCATCAAGAATTTCCTTGTACAACTTGGCGTAGCTAATCGCCATGCTTTCCCTTGAGAATAGTTCTGCCCTGTTCCTACAATCCCACGAATCAATTGCCGTTATTTTATCACCGTCTAACAGACTTGGCAAGTCTTCTACCGTATCTGCAAGATACCCTGTTTCTTCAGTTACAAGTTCTGGAATAGCCCCCGATCTTGTAGCCACTACAGGGCAACCACACGCCATTGCCTCTACCACTGTAAGGCCAAAAGGCTCTTGCCAACCAGCAGTGTTAGGAAGGACATAGCATTTAGCTTTGCCAAAAAGGTCAGCCGCCTTACTTCTACTTACTCCCCCCCAGTACCTTATCTTGCCATATTCTGCACACTCTAACATCAGCCGAGAGACAAATTCCTTATCCTCAACCATCGTATCATCCCCGACAAGATCGCCCGTCAAACCAAGTTGACGAATTGCCTGCACAAAGATATGAGCACCTTTGAACGGGGTCATTCTGGCAAGGAACAGATACCTTTCACCATGATCCTTAGAAAAGGGATACTGATGCAAATCTATGCCATTATAAACATGGCGCGTTGTTATCTTAAGCCCATCGGCTATAGATTGCGCATGATGTTTGCTTATCCCTACTATGTTAGGGTGCTCCACCGGGGGAGGTGTTTGATAAGGAAGCATACCGTGGAGGGTACTTAGCACGTGTAATTCTGGGTATTCCATCTTGAGTAAATAAATATACTTTGCCCAGGTATGGTCATGGATAATGGCATCCTTAAACCTTTGGTCAAGAAGGATAGACGCATACAACTCATAAGCCCTAGCTTCCCACCCCCTCGCATCAGGATCACAAGGACCACAACTTATGTGATTGATCTTTCCTCCACCCCCGATATCCGACCCTTCAGGTGCTACGACATAAACCTCATGGCCTAGACGGTCTAGGCAGACGGCCAAATCTCCTACAACCGCTTCCAAACCGCCGTATCCTTTGGGGAATACGGGAAGCACACCCGACGAGATAAGGACAACTTTCATTCTCTTCTTCTCCTTTACCAACCATATCCTGCAATAACTTTTTGATAGAGTTTTTCATAATCTCCTGCTGCTCTTTCCCATGAATAGTTTAACACCTTGCTTCTTGGGACAAACCCATAAAAAGCATCTTCTGTCCTTTCTAGGATTGCCGTATATTCTTCTTTACTTTTGCAGCAATACCCACCCAAAGGTTGTACTAATTCTGGCATTGCTCCTTTATCTGAGGTGATAACCGGACACCCGCACGCCATAGCTTCAGCGACCACCATGCCGAAGCATTCAAAGTAGTTGACAGGGTAAAGGAAAGCTTTTGCTCCCCGATAAAGATTGCGTTTCTTTTCATGATGTGTTTCATCAAGTGGCAATGGAACATACTCCACTGTAGGTATTCGCTCGATTTTCTTGAGATACTCCTTCCCGTATGCTTCATGATCCCTAAACTCCATACTACCTGCAACTTTGAGATGGAACCCTAGTTCTTTAGACAACTCTAAAGCTAAATCTAAGCCCTTGTCAGGATGAAATCGAGCAAGCCAAAGATAATGCTCCCCCCGAGCAACGGAAGGATCATAGGAATAAAAGTCAGTGTCAATTCCCCAGTAGACCATTTCTGTTTTGAGTCCATATTTCTCAGCGTCCTCCTGCCATGCGTGTGAGCCTGTAACAACGTTGAATGGGGGGCGAGGCATATAATAGGTACGACCATTTATGGTATTTACGATGTTTCTTTTGCCAAATAAATGCCATAGTCTCTCTGCTGCAATATGATCGTAAGAACAGTCATGAACAATATCAACCGCCATGAGTAAAGAATGATACATTTCCTCAACCCTAACCTCAATACCATAATCGATTACCCCTCTTTCAGTATTTGGAATTACGTGCAAAAAACCATTGGTAGGTGTCTTGCTACCTTTCGGCGCAAGTAAATGAACCTCATGCCCCATCTTACCAAGAGTATCAGCCAATCCCCAATAGTAACTTTCACCACCATAGGCTAAGGGAGGGCATGGGTTAGTGTATGGAGTAATGAGAGCTATCTTCATCTTTTCACCAGCATATCTACTCTACCTGTCTTCAGCGCCCACTCCGCTTCTTGCTTAAAGCAGATGATCGGTTCTTCATGGGTATTGAAAGAGGTATTGATAAGTGCAGGCACACCAGTACGCTCATAGAATGCCTTGACAATATCATAATAGAAGGGATTAGTTTCTCGGCTGATTACTTGCGGTCTTGCCGTGCCGTCCACATGCACAACCGCTGGCATAAGCTTTGCCCACTCAGGTACGACTTTCCAACAGGAAGTCATAAAGGGAGCATTTGCTTTGCCAACCTGGTAGTCTATGAGAACTTGGGAGGCGAAGTCCTCAAGAATTACTGGGGCAAAGGGCATAAACTCTGTTCTACTTAGGCGCTTGTTGAGTACATCGTTGATCCTCTTATCTCTTGGATCAGCAAGAATAGTCCTATTGCCTAAAGCCCTTGGCCCAAATTCCATGCGCCCTTGGAATAAACCCACAACATTTCCACCGATGATAGCCCTAGCTACATCATCAGGACTAAGTTTGTTGTGTAGGTTCGGCTTCTCTTTCAAACCAAGATACACATCCTTCTGCCTCTTCACTGGAATAGGATCAAAGGCACATAGAGCCGCGCCGATAGATAGCCCATCATCCATCATGGGAGGTGTTACATA